AATGGCGGATAGGGTAGCACCCGAAAACCGGGAATCCTGACCCGGCTTCCGCCACCAATCAATCAGGGCGCATACAGGAGGCGCGAAAACGAAAATGGGGAAGCAGCCGGCATTTCAGTTCTATCCGGGAGACTGGATCCAAGACACTCGGATCCTCACACCCCTGACACGCGGGATATGGATCGACATGCTTTGTTTCATGTGGCGATCGGAGGAGCGCGGCAAGCTCGAAATGACCATGGATCAGTATGCCAGATTATTGAGTTGTCAACATGTTGATATCTCGTCCGCACTGGAGGAACTCAGTGTTACAAAATGTGCAGATGTAACAAAATGTAACAACACAGTAACGGTCATTAACCGCCGCATGTACAGAGAAGAAAATGCAAGAAAATCAACAAGGAACAGAGTTGCAGAATATCGGAAACGTAAATGTACATCAGATATAACGGTCCCTTCTTCATCTTCATCTTCATGTACTAAAGTACATCATAGGAAAATTGGCGATGATTTTATGATTCCAGACGGCATCAAAAAAGACGTTTGGGAAGCATACATTCAGATGCGGAGGCAGATCAAAAAACCTGCATCTAAAAAAGCACAAGAGTTGATTGTCAAGAAGCTCCTCAAGATGGGCGGAGATATGAACGCGATTTTGGAACAGAGCATCATGAATTCTTGGCAGGGGATTTTCCCATTGAAAAGTGATGGAGGCGGAAATGGAACGGGTATCCGAAACGATGCAAGACCTTGGCTACGGAGGCCGGGAGAGGATCTATCGCCAGACGCACAGCAGGCCATCGCAGAAGCAAGGCAGGCCGGAAGAGAGGCGGTTGCCAGACGTGCCGCTAATCGTGCCCCAAAGGACACCTGATGAAATTATGGGGAAAGAGCACGATTTTGTGAAGAAGCACATCATCGGCCACCGGAAATCCCGAATGGAGTGGGCTGATTACAGGGAAAAATATTTATCGCCAGAAGAACAGGAAATACTCAAAGAAATCTTTCGCGAATGCCGCGTTAACGGATTCGTCAACCCTCATGTGGTCAAGGACCGCGTTGTCTTCGCTCAAATAAAAAAGGCCGTAATCAAATACAAAGACAGGATATTTTACAAAAAATATCCATGGCCGCTTACTGTTGCGGACATGCGCGCAGAAATGGATATTTGCGAACACTACCAACCGGGGGAGACATGAGCCCATATGAGGAAACATGAAGCGCCTGATCCTGATTGTCGCGGTCCTGGCCGCCGTCGCGTACTTCGCGACACCGGACCCGCCGGACCCCGTCGTCCCGGAATCCATCAAGCGGCTGATGAAATACCACGGCATCACAACGCTGTACGAAGACCATGCGGGCCGATTCTTTTTCCATCGGAACGGAAAGAAAATCTTCGTGCGACCCCAGGGAGATGACCATGAGAAAGCCTGACGAACCGTCCGAACGGGACATCACCAGGGCCATCCGGCAGCTGCTCAACACCCTGGGAATATTCCATTGGAAGCAGCACCAGGGCCTGGGCAGCACGCCGGGGATCCCCGACATCATCTGCTGCCACCAGGGGCGCCTGGTCGGGATCGAGGTCAAAACGAAACGGGGAAGCCCGTCAATCATCCAGCAGAAAACCATCGACCGGATCAACGAAGCCGGCGGACTGGCCTTCATCGCCCGGTCCATCGACGACGTGATCTGCAACATGGGACTGTCCGGGCGGACGCTGCTGTGAGGAGGGAAAAGATGGAATTGCACGACATCCTGCTGTTCGTGGTGGGGCTGGTCGCCGGCGGAGTGCTGGGCGTCCTGTTCCTGTGTATGTGCCGGGTGAATCGATGAAACCCGACCGAACCCTGTACGAGTACGTCCCGGGCTACAAAACCCGGCTGCGGCAGGTCGACGGAAAGGGCCACGTCATTCACCTGCTGGACTTATCCACGCTGATCGAGATGGACAAACAGGGCCTGCTGGTCGGGCAGGCAAAAAAAGACGCGAAAATCCTGTCGGAACGATGACGAAAGGGGGGAACGAAATGGACGTGGACAGGGAATCCTACAAGGAACTGCGCGACGAGCTGATCCCGGCCGCCGTGAAGCACGCGAACCGGAAATGCGGATCATCGGCGGGGAAGAAAAAAGGCGACGATTGGGCGGCTGAATGGAACCGGGCATTTCACGAGCGGATGAACCAGCTGGCCAGGGAATATTTTGAAAGCCTGACCCTGGAATGGATTGTGGGCGCTGACGCCTGCCGCGCATACCTGCGCATGGCGTCCTGGAAGACGGCAAAGCGCTGGATCAAACAGTACAACGCGCCGATGCGCCGCTGGATCGACGGCCGGCCCGTCTTCATCAAGTCGGAACTCGATGAATGGCTGCGGAAAACCGGCATGGAAATCGGGAAATTGCCGCCGTGACCCCCAAAGTACCCCCTGGGACCCCCTAAAAGCCCCCTGCACAAAAGGGGGCTTTTTTGTTCTCATGGGGCCATGGAAATGGAGCAAAAGGCGGAGATCGGGAAGACCTGGGCGCAGCGGATCCTGGAACGGACGGAGCAGGCCGCGGAGGAAGTCGGCCTGACCGCGGCCCTGACCCTGAAGCGCGTGAAGGAAGGCCTGAACGCGAAGGAAGTCCAGGCCCACTACGACAAGGACGCGGGCTGGGTCTACTCGAAGCACCTGACCGCGCACCGGATCCGCCTGGAGGCCGCGAAGATCGCAACGACCGTTCTGGGGCTGAAACACCCCGAGACGCTGGACCTGACGACGGGCGGCCACGCCATCGACTTCAACACGATCAGCATTGAGGAACGGGAGGCGATCCTGGAAGCGTCCAGGAGCGTCCAGCGGGTGAAAGATGGGAAGCCTTAACCCCTACGACCCGGCCCTGCTGCGGGCCGCCGACCCCTGGTATTGGGCGGAACACAACGGGATCCGGCTGCAGGCCGGCCAGTTCGCCCACAAGGGCCACGAGTACATGGCGGAGCCGCTGCGCTGCTACCATCCGCTCCAGGTCACGAAGAAGGGGGCGCAGATGGGGTTCACCGAGAAGGCGGTCCTGAAGACCCTGCACGGCATGATTCACAAGCGATTCCCGGCCGGCGCCCTGCACCTGTTCCCCACGTCCGACGACGTCCAGGACTTTTCCCGCGCCCGGTTCAACACCCTGATTGATCAGAACCCCATGGCCATCGGCCAGTACGTCCGCAACACCGACGCGGTCAACATCAAGCAAGTTGCCGGCGCCATGCTGTACCTTCGCGGCGCGAAGTCGACCCGGTCCATCGAGGGCCTGCGGAAGACGTCCAGCAAACTGAAGTCCATCCCCGTCGACCGGATCGTGTTCGACGAGCGCGACGAGATGGACCAGGAGATGATCGACATGGCCATGGAGCGCGTCTCGCACAGCGCCGTGAAGGACATTGAGGAGCTGTCGACGCCGACGGTCCCCGACTACGGGATCGACCGGGCCTACGCCCTTTCGGACCAGCGCGCCTGGCTGATCCGCTGCCAGGGCTGCGGCAAGGACACCTGCCTGGAGACGGAGTTCCCGGCGTGCCTCCGGCGCGGCCTGGACGGGACCGTGCGCCGGGTCTGTATCCATTGCGAGCGTGAGATCCATCCCCGCGACGGCCGCTGGGTCGCCATGTCCCCGGGCCGGGACGTTGTGGGCTGGTGGATCTCCCAGCTGAACAGCGCCTACGTCGAGCCGGGCGAGATCCTGACGCTCTACGAATCCCTGGGCCAGCCCGGCGTCATGAGCCGCCAGGAGTTCTACAACTCCAAGCTGGCCCAGGCCTACGTCGAGGCGGCCAATCGTTTAACCAGGAGGGACCTGGAGCGCTGCATGACCCAGGACGCGATGGCCACGGGCCACGACGGGCCGTGCGCGATGGGCGTCGACGTCGGATCCTGGCTGCACGTCGTCATCGGCTGCCGGCCGAACGAACACACCCGCCGGATCGTCCACCTGGCCCGCGTCAAGGAATGGGCGGACATTCACGCCCTGGCCATCCGCTTCAACGTGAAGGCCGCGGTCATCGACGGCGAGCCGGAGCGCCACAAGGCCCGCGAGTTCAAGGCCGCCGAACCCTACGGCGTGTTCCTGTGCGACTACCAGGAGGGCGCCCGCGGCGCGGTCCGCTGGGACATCGAGGCGGGGACCGTCGTCGGCAACCGGACCGAGATCCTGGACCGGACCCACGCCCTGGTCACGGGCATGACCACGGCGACGGCGCGGACCCTTGAGATCCCCCGGGCCTGCCTGGAGGTCGAGCAGTTCGTCAAGGAAGTGACCGCGATGGTCAAGGTCCTGATCACGGACAAGCACGGGATCCAAACGTACACCTACAAGCAGCTGGCCGCGGACCACTACCGCCACGCCCTGGCCTACTTCGACATGGCCTGTGAGCGCACCAGCCCGCTGCCGAGCGAGTTCCGGAAGATCGAGAACTACGTCCCCGACTACGACCCGCTGAACTACGACCGGGGCGTGGCCGAATACGAACCGCTGGGAGGGCAACGCTAATGGCATATGACTTCGCCGGGCGCGACGTGGGCGCGACCCCCGGGATCGACGACTACATCAAGAACTGGCTGGTCAAGCAGCAGGGCTACTACGAGAGCGGCCCGGGAATGCTGATGAGCAACGCCATGGGCATCGACATGAACACCGGCGGGGCCACCATGCCGATGTTCCTCGAAACGGAAGGGCTGGGCAAGCAGTTCATGTCCCTGATGGAGGTTTTCCCTGGGCTGCGCGAAGGCATCGAACAGTACATGAACACCTACTACGCCGGCGCCCCGGGCGAGAAGACGGCCGCGGAGGAAGTGGCCGGCCTGGGCGTCACCCTTCCGCAAAGCTACGTCTCCAGGGACCCGGTCAAGGGCGATTGGAAAGAGGGGCCGGTCGATATGCTGACCGGCGGCCAATCCATGACCCTGGACCCGACCGGAGATCACGTCTACGACCCGGTCGCCTACTACAAGGGGGAGCGCGGCTCGGCCCTGGGCCTGACCGATTGGGAGCAGTCCGATTGGGAGGCCTACATGGGCGACAAGGACCGCCCCGGCGCCGGCGTGTGGCGGGTGAACCCACAGGGACAGCTGACCTGGGTCGCGTCGTCCCCGACCAAGAACGACCCGAACGCACACACCTGGTTTCAGAACGCGGTCGGCCCGACCCTGGCGAACCTGATCACGACCATCGTCCCGACGGCCCTGGGCGGCTACATCGGCGGACCAACGGGGGCAGCTGCCGGGAACTTCCTGGGCCAGCTGCTCACGCCGGGGATCAACGAGCGGGGCGGCCCGAACTTCATGCAGATGGGCCTGGCGGCCCTTTCGCCCTACGTCGGAGAGGGCCTGTCCGAGGCGGCCGATTGGGCCGGGGGCGCGCTGTCGGGCCTGTCCCAGGAGGCCCTGACGGAGGGCGGCATGGCGACGGCCGAAGGCGTCGCGGGATCCGCGGAGGAGCTGTTCGCCAATTCCGGCGTCCTGTCGGGAGTGGTCGAGGAGGCCCCGGGGGTCATGGCCGAGATCACGCCGACGGTCGACCTGGGCCGGGACATCACCGGGATCGAGATGGGCATGGTCCCCGAAAGCCCGATGGGGCCGGGGATCTCCGACATCACGATGGAGGCGACGGGATCGCTGTCCGGAGTGGACCCCACACAGGCCGTCGTCGACTTCATCACGAACCCGGAGAACTGGCGGACGGCCGGCCAGGTCCTGGAGGCGGGGCTGAGCATCGCCCAGGGAATCCAGGGGGCCAGCCCCGAGTTCGGGCCGCTGCCCGAGCTGCTGGCGCTGGGATCCCCTCCTCCGGAGCTTCCGGAGCTGGACACGACGCTGCCGGCGGGGCCGTCCTGGGAGTTTCCAAAGATGGACTACGCCTATCCGGAGGGCTGGGATTCCTGGACGGATGCGGAGCGCCAGGCCTGGCTGATCCAGCGGGGCGGGGAAGCCTCGAAGCGGCACCGGGCGACCTTCGCCGGGGATCTGCGGAGCATGAGGGGCGGCACGGATCTGCTCTTTGGGGAGCTGAAGGGATCCTATCCCGGGGCTCAGCTTTTGGGGGGCTAAATGGAAAAGCCGACGGCCGAGAAGATCATAGAAAAGTACGACACGCTGGACGGGGAGCGGGCGGGCCTGAAAACCACGCTGCAATCCATCTGCGACTACCTGATGCCGCACCGGACGAGCATCCTGACGGTATCGGAACCGGGCCGGAACAAGATGGCCACGGTCTACGACGGGACGGCGATCCGTGCGCTGACCATCTGCGCGAACGGCCTTTACGGCCACCTAACGAACCCGTCGGCGCCCTGGTTCATGCTGACCTGCCGGCGGAAGGACATCGCCGAGCTGCCCGACGTGAAGGACTGGCTGCGCAGCGTAAGCGAGCGGATGCACGAGGCGATCAACGCCTCCAACTGGCCCATGTCCGCGCACGAGATCTACA